CGTGGGGTAATTGCGGGTCTTGAATGAAACCACCGCCTCGCCCAAGGTCTGCTCATCCGGCACAACTTGCCGCACAGACATGATGTTGTCGCCATTGCCAAGCTGAACTGGCCCAGACTCAGCAAAAACACTGGCGCTGTCATAGGCAAAGCCCACTTCGTGCTCGTAGATGTAGCCATCGCTTGACACCAGCAGCGGGTTGGTAAACACACCCGCATCAGTGCCAGCGGTACGCGCCAATGAGCCAATATTCCAATGGTTTTCGCGGTAGTTGTAGGTGACATAGCTGTCATTCTCATTGCTGCCGCTGCTTGGGTAGTACCACCAGATCTCACCAAATTGGCTATTGTGGACAGCGTAGACCTTGGACGCTTGGTTGAAGTTCATGTTGGTGAAAACATAATCCGACACATCACTGGGCAGCGGCTTGACATATCCGTCATAAGTCCAGAAACCGGACTTGCTCATCCAGATGGCCGCCGTGTCGATGGCCGCCACAGCTTGAGCCGAGATCAGGCCGCAGCCAGATCCGGCCTTCTCAAAGCCGTAAACGAATGGTGCGCCGATATAGGTCGCCGTGTGGACATCCACATCGGTGAACAACAGGTTGACACCCTTGACGCGCTTGCCGGCAATCAATGAGCCAACAGTGGCCAACTCAAAATCACCCGCCTGATTGGTGGACAGTGGCGTCCAGACTGTATTGTCCTCTTGGTCTGACCACTGCACCTTGCGCGGATTGCCGCCAGCGCCAAGGGCAAACAGGATGCGCTCAGCAGTCACCAAAAGAGCCTTGTTACCCGTTGGTGCGTTGGTGATGGCCGCAGCCAAGGTTGGCGTTGTAAAGCCAAGCTGCCACTCGTAGAGCTTGCCATCTGCGCTTGAGCACGCCACCAGATACTCGCCCCAAGTGTCCAAGCTCCATGTGGTGGCCGGAATCAGGCCACCTAAGTCTGGTCTGGCCACACCATAGGCGTATGAGCCATAAGTGCCGTAGCCGTAGCCGGTTTTGATCGTGGCATCGGCAATGCCAGCAGTGATGCCGGTAGGGGTAATTTCTTTGAGTGTCCCCGCCTCGTTCATGGCGTAGAGCTTGGATTGCGTACCGGCAGCAATCCAGCGTTCTGCACTGTTGTCACGCCAAGTGATGAAGCCCCTGCACAGACCCGTCATCTGGCTTGCCGAGCGTTTCCTCCAGCCGCCCATAGGCCGCAGGGTGTTCTCGTACCAGCGCACCAGATTCGCGTCATACCAGCGCCCCGCAGCTTGGTACTCCGTGCCGTTCCTGTAGATGCCTGGGGGTAGTTTTAGTGGGATGTACATGGCTATATTGTCGGTAGGTTGGAGACAAAGCTCATTGTCGCAATGAGTGATGCCGTTGAGGGGTAATTTCCTGCTGCCGGATAAGCCTGAATGCTGATATTCGTGCTGTCAGTCTCCCACCACAACTCAACATAATCATTTGCATTTAAGCTCAAAAAATAATTCCAGCCAACAATGCTGTGGCCATCCACGCCGCCATGACTGTTTGGAACGGAAATAAATCCAGTTGATCCGGTCACCACAGTGCCGTTGATCTTGAGCCAAATTCTTGCATCATGCAGTTGCGAGTCAGTGTTTTGAAACTGGCCAGACCACTGCAAGTTCCAGATGCCGGGGTCGGCCACTGTGATCCGCGAACTGCTGGCCACACTCACGCCATTGGCGTAGTCGGTGGTGTTGAGCGTCATGGCGTAGGCCGTATTGGCTGCTGCCGCCGTCTGGTCTACAGTGCTTTGAAACGCCCCGTAGGGGTTGTTCATAAACTTGCCGCCCTTGGGGCCAAACAGCGAGCCGAGGACGGAAGTCAGTTTTCTGGCAAAAATGTTCAGTGCGCCGTTGTTCTCGTTCAAGTTCCGGCGTTCATACACCTCTGGTGGATAACCCAGAGGAGAGAGTGAAGGCGTCTCTAATTGTTGCTTGACATTGGCCATGAGGTGATTATTTCACTTATGCCATGTCTGCGCCTACTTTGCCAACTTCAGCAACCCTGCGGCTCCAGCCCTTGCCAAAGGTAGCCCAGTGTGGCAAGTCCATCAGGAATGACAGCCTGCGCTTGCCATAGTCATCAACCAGATCGCCCTGAAATGCTGCCACAGCCTGCAAAGTCTTTGGGCCAATGCCGCCGTCAGGATCAACACCCACGCACGCTTGCAGCCACTTGGCAGCCCGACCTGGGCCGCTGTTCACCGCCGCATCAAACACCACATAATCCACGCCAGCCGGCAGGTCATCACCCTTGACCTTGTCCCAATACTTGGATTTGTACATCGGGCCAACAGTCTCGGGGGTCAGGCCGCGCATGGTTTTTTCATCCACCTCATGCCCGACCCACTCCTCCCAGACCTTCTTGGTCACGCCGAGGTTGGTCATGCCGCCTGGGTCTGATGGATGGTTGACAAAGCCGCCCTCGTGGTGGAGGACAGCAGCCAGTGCGGAGTCAAAGTTTTCTTTCATTTTTTACCCATCTTCATGTCAGCAAGTTTTTCAACAGTGCGGCCACCAAAGTAGGCCAAGAAAATGATCTGGCCCCACTGCCCCAACAACTGGACATAAGACTCTTGCGCGTTGTAGCCAAAGGCAGACATCATGGTGAACAGAAAGAAGGCAATGAAAATTGCAATCAGCGCCATCGGCCTGATGTTCTTTGAAAGCCAAGAGTCTGATGCCATGTCGGCAGTCCAGCGGTCAGTGGTGTTTTGCTGCTCCACCTCAAACAGCTTGGTGTCGTTGGCCATCTTGGCCAACTCGCCGTCTTGCTGCATCTTGATCAGTTCAGCTTGCGCTCTGGCCTTGGCCTCTGGATCTGGGATAAGTTTGTCAATCAGCTTGCCGCCGACTTCTAAAAGTGCTGTAAGGGGAAACATATTTGACCTTCCTAGAAGGGGAGTTTAGAAGCTAAAAAATTGACAATCTTTTTGGAGTCATTGACAGGCAAGATGTAGAGCAGGTCTAGGAACCAATCAATCGCAAGAGCAGCAGCGCAGCACTTGATAAAACGATCAGCCCCAAGTCGCCAGTCATCGCCAACATCAAACCACTTGAGCAGACCAAACACATCAAACACACCTTCCTGTTTTTTGGCAGAAGTCTATAAGTTCGCTCACGCCAAAAACCGCAAAGAACATTACAAAGAAAACAAAGCCTATGGCAAAAGCAATCTCAGTCATCTCATCTGCTTTTTGTTTGGCTTTCTTTTCTTCGGCTTTCAGCGCACTAATTTCTTTCGCATCATCCCTGTCCATCTCTGCTTGACGGGCTTTGATCTTGTTCCACACATCTGCGCGGCCACTAGCTTGGAAAAGCATTTTTAGCTCTTCTTCAAACCTTTTCGCCTCATCCAGGGCAACCTCGATTTGGAGGGCAATACCGAGGTTAGATTTATTTTTTGAACGCTTGGCCTCAAGCATCGACTTTCTGGCCACGCTGGTCGCGTCAAACAGCTTCGCAATCATCGGAGCCAAGCCACCGATGTCGTTGGCGACCTTCGCTGCCTTCTTGACTAGCGAGATAGCTGAAGTGATACCAGCGAGGGCGCTTACTGGATCCATTGACTTTCAACCTCTGAAACTTTTTTTGGCTCTGGCTTGCCACGCTCCCGCCACTTCAGACACCACACCAGCAGCCGGTCAGATGACCAGCCCCACCGCACGCACTCAAAGACCGGAGCCGGTGCTTGCGCTGCCGGTGGTGGTGGCGGCAGGGCGTCCATGATTACATCAGGATTTTTTTCAGCAGTTCAGCGGCAAAGCCTGGGCCAAGCAGCGTCACCGCAATCAGCGCATAGAGGATGTACTCAATGCGGCTCATGCGCTTGCTGCCTGACTCAAAGCTCTTTTGGATCGCTTGATAGCGCAGCGCACAGACTTCCTCATGCGTTGCAAGCCGAGCGTCTGTGGCGTCTATTTGATTCACTCTGCGGCCTCTGGCGTGTTGCCCTCTGCCAGCCACTTCAAGTACTCTTGGTAGTCTGTGTTCGCTGGGTCAAAGGGGATGCAAGCACCATCTGCTGTACGAATGACGCTTTGTGCTGGCCCAAATTTATCGTTTGCAAGTGATTTGTACATAATTAAAGCTCCGCTGTTGCGTCAAGGTATCCTGATGTTGAGTTGTTTGCTTGAAGCATTCCAACACGATTAGCAGTTAGCCCCCCGCCAGACGCGTTAAATGTTTGCGAAACATTGTCTACACCAGAACGATTTGTTCCTAAACTTGTAACCGCAGGATTAGCCGTATTATCATCCAGCCTAAGAGTTGAATAATTAATAGTCGGCTGTGATCGCATTGAAACGGGTAATTTTGCGTATATTGATACTGCCGTAGCAGAACCAACAGAACCAATGCCTAGCATCCCAAACGCATCACTTGCTTGCATCTTTGCGTAATACCGCTGACAAAGCGCCAACTCCGTCCCATAAGGCCTGTAGTCAAAGCTGGTGGCTGTGCTGCCTTTTTCTAGCTGCACGCCGGTGATGTAGAAGGTGGCGCCGCTTGTGCCGACTACGCTGGTTGCGCCTGTGGCGGAGTAGTAATTCGCTGTGGCCCAAGCATTTGCTGTGCCACTAAATGTAGCCCCCGCGCCCAGAGAAAAAATCACGTTTAAGCCGCGACCATTGTCGGTTAGCCATGTTCCTGTAGTGTCACCAACAACAGTGATTGTTTTTTGTTCAAACGTATTTGCGGCATTTATCGTGTATGTAAACGGGTAAGAACGAGCACGGCTGGAATTCTGTAAAGAACCACCAAATGTACCTGTCAAGCTAGAGCGAACCCAGAACGAAAAAGTAAATGTGGCTGCGCTAGCCGTACCGAATCCCATATCTGCTACGTTGTACCCTTCAATAAACTGAGTGAGAACAAAAATCTCGCCAGCGCCTACTGTGTATGCAGATGTAGATGTTGCCAATAGTGAGTTAGTAAAGCCTGTGGGCGCTGTTGTGCTGCGCTGCACAGAGAATTTAGAAGTAACAGACAGCCCCGCCTCCCACCTGTCCAGCGTATAAGCCGAAGCCGTAGGAGTAACACTCGCCCCAGCGTTCCTCTGGTCGATCACCATTGCGCCGTTGATGATGCGGTTCTTGAAGCCGAAGTTGCTGGACGCATTAAAGACATCTTTGCCGTTGACATTGGCAATTATTTCTCCAGTGCCTTTTGAGATCAACTCAATGCCGATATTGGTGTCGCCGCCTGATGCGGTAAGTGTTGGAACACCACCCGTGGCCGCATTGGCCAGTGTCAACTCGTTCACAGCAGACGCTGTGGCCGTCACCTTCAGCAACTCATTGCCGTTGGTGTCAATGATGTCGCCAACCAGCTTTAGCTTTTTACCAGAGCCGACATTCAGGCCAACAGATGTGCCTGTGCCGTCTGCCGCAAACAATGAGTCCACCGAGTCCCAATTCGTATTGCTCTTTGTTCCCCAGGTGTCTGTCGATGCCCCTACCTCTGGCTTTGTCAGCAGTAGGTTGGTGGTGGTGGTATCTGCCATGCGTTACTCCTAAATGGATGTCCAAGTCTCTGAATTATCAACGATTGCAGTCCAACTTTCTGCACTGTCGCTGATCGGTGTGTAAGTTTCTGCGCTGTCCGGTATCGCACCCCAGCCAAAGCCAAACATAGTGCCGACAGCGCCAGTGGCTGCATTGCCGCTGATCTCAACCGAGATGACACCGACAACACTGTCAACTGATCCCGTACCCTCAACACCAGTGATGTCTTGGAACGATATGACCTCGGCCAGCACTGTGCCGACAGCACCCGTGGCGCTGTTGCCCGTGACAATTGGCGATACAAAAACGGATTGAACAGCACCTGTCGCCGCATTGCCGGTGATGGCAAGGGATACAGTCAGCCCGACTGTGCCGACATTGCCAGTGGCAATCGTCCCGTCTTCTTGGACGGATCTGCTGGCCAGCAAGTTGCCAACAGCACCAGCGGCTTGATTGCCGCTGATGACTACATTGCCTATCCCGTAGACGCCCCTGCCGTAATAGCCTGACCCATAAGCAGCCATGCCGCTGCCCCTTGGTTAAGCCAGCCGAATCAGGCCGGTGCTGGCATCGTTGACGGGCATGGTCAGCGTGAATGTCCCAGCAGTCACTGTCTGTGAGCCAAAGGTGTGGACGCTGACTGCCTTATTGCTTTGCGTGCTGTTGTAGATCAGGACGGCATCAAAGGCTGTTGACAGCGTGACAGCGCTATAGCTGATGCTGGCGCTGGGGGTCACAAAGGCAGTCGTGCCGCTGGTGCTCGGTGCAGTGCCAAAGGTCACTGTGACGCCGCCGGCAGTGTAGCCAGTGCCAGAGACTTCGCTGGTGGAACTGTAGGCCGTGGTGGCCGCATTGACAGTGGCGCTGGCCAAGTACAGCGCAGCCTTGAAAGTGTCGGCAGTCGTTGCGGCTCGGATGACGCCCGTGCCAAAGTTGTGGTGACCGACCAGCAGTTCGCCTTTGAAGCTGGTGCAGAGGGCTTGAGTATTAGCGATGATATTTCCCCTTAAATTGTTTGGCTGATGCCATCAGCAAAAACACTGCGCTTTAGCGCCATGTGGACAGAACGATGCACCATCTCGCCGTTTAACCAGTACTCCACCCAGCTTGTTGTCTCGGTGTCGTTCTCCAGTGACCCTTCGCGCTTTTCAAGCAAAGAATCATCCATCTCGCCCTTGGTCGTTGTCACCAGCATGGTTTACCCAAAAGTCTTTGCACGGGTCAACAAAGCTCCACCAGAGGAGGCGCTTCGATCATCGGCAGTTTGTGAATCGTTTAAGGCTCGCTCATACAGCGTTGCCCATGTCTGAATTCTCGCATCATCTTGCAGATATGGCGCAGCCTGCAAAAGAGATCCGTACAGATAAATGTCTGGATTTGATGCCAAAAGCCAATTGCTGGCTACGCTGCCGGACAGCTTTGTCAGCTTGGCGTAATAGGTCAACTCAATCGTGTAGTTGGCATCCGGTGTTGGGACAATCCGGAACTGGCCACCGACCACGCCAAAGAACTTAGGCTTGCCGCTGGCCGTGTAGTTGGTCGCCTCATTGTCCAGCGCATCAATGCTCAAAAACCCCAATGGGGTCTGGGGGTTGGTGCTGGTCAGCTTTAGGGATTTTGTCTCGAGAAAGTCATCAGGCACAGCGCCATACTGCGCGTCAAAGTACGCATTGGCCCTGACGATCATCTGCCTTGTGCGCAGCGTGCGCTCGACTTGTGCCTCGGCCAGAGAGATAAAGTCAGGAATGGTGGCCGTCAAATCAGAACGATTGAGCCAATCTGCAATCGATGCCTTTAGCTCGGTGTAGGTAGTCAGTGCCATTATTGAGCCTCTTTTTCCATTTCCTCTTTGACGATCCAGGTGTGCTCATGGCGAAATTCAAATGTGCCAATGTGGCCAATTTCCTTTGAGACATCATGGTCGATGTACACCTTGTAACCAAGCTCTTGAGCTTTCTTACAAAAGAACACATCCTCACCCATGTAGCCCCGTGAAGTCTGCCACGGCATATCAAACCACGGCTCGCTCATGCCCTCAAACACCTCGCGCTTGATGAGCATTATGCCAGTGCCAATGCTTCCCACCTCTTCCAATCCGGTGGATTCTGGCATGGTGTAGACAGATTTGCGCTTGCCTTCGGCGTCATAGTTCTGGGCAGTCGGGCCAGTGGGCATCCTGCGCCGTGCGCAATTGGCGGCCACGATGGGCTTGTCATGAGCCAACAGCTTGCCAACCATGTCCTGCGGGAAGGTCATGTCCGAGTCAATAAAAAGGATGTGCGTGCATCCTTCAGCCATCGCGTCCAAGCAAAGGTCAGCCCTTTGGTTTTGGATAATTGTGCCTTGCATCAATTTCAGACTGATTGCGTCTGTGGTGTTGAGCGTGTGATAGGCCACCATGTTCACCATGCAGTAGGTGTAGTTGGTGTGAACCTGATCACGGGCAGGGGTGCAAACGGCAATGTAGTTCATACTTTCCCAGGTCGTGTTCTAAAGAACTGATTTTCACTTGAGTTGAGCCAGCGCTTCATGTACTCTTGATCATCGATCTTGCCCTCGGCCTTCATCTTGTAATAGAGAGCTTCGGGGATGGATGCCACCAAGTGCCACTCGCCTGTCCAGTTGGCTTTCTCATCAGTTGCGTTGTAGATGGCCTTGTTGGCCTCAATAACCGCAGTCACATCTTGTTCTGTCGCAATGGTCACATCTCCGGTCTCTGGGTTTTCATGCCAGTAACGGGTGATGCCCTGATCTTTGTTTTCGCTAAGTAATCTTTTGTGAATCATTTAAAAAAGGGCCAGATTTCTCTGGCCCTTTCCGTTGCTTACTATTAAGAAGTAATCAAGTCAGCGGCCAAGCCGTGGGCATTTTCAGCCAGCACTTTATGACCCCACTCAACGATCAGCATGCGCTTCTCAGCGTCACCTGTCTTAGCCAGTTCGACTTGCTGGTAAGGGCGCAGCACAGTCATCTTGGCGTAGTCAGGATCGATCACCCATGCATCACGCTCACGCTGAAAACGATTGGCAATAACTTGCACATTGCCGAAGTCAGAGACATAAATGTCCACTGCGCCGACCAGTGTTGCAGGCTTTGCACCGCCGTCAATGTTGAAACGGCTGGAGGCAATACCAGAGAAACCAGATACGCGCTGCTTGTTCACAGGGCCGCACATCAGGATCTTCGGTGTACCACCAGCAGTCCACACCTTCTGGATCACATTCTTCAGAATGGTTTCAGTGAAGGTACGCACATTGCCATCAGTACGGGCGCTGTTTGGCAGCGTTGTATACGATGGGTCTACGCCGTTGGTCTGCTTGTCGGTGTTTGTTTTCACAAACGCGCCCAAGGAAGCAGTCACACGGGCAGTCGTAGAGTCGCCAGAAACAGCGATACCGCCGTTCAGCATGACAAACTCTTGATCGCGCTTCAACTCAGAACCACGCTTTGCGATCTGGTAAGCCAGTTCGCTGCGGCGGCCAGCCTTGTTCACCACTTCTTCAGTGGCAGACAGGATGATCGTCTTGCGTGAAATCTGTGCGTAGTTTTGCAGACGCACAGTAGCAGTTACAGAGTCAAACGATGCAACATCGTCACCCTCTAACTGTGCATTGGCAGCGGCTGCGGCCAATGTATCGGTTTGCCACTCGAACAGGCTATTGGACACATTCTCGCGTCCAATGTTGCTCATGTAAGGGGTTTCTTCAGGCGCAATGTTGGTGATCACATTGCTAAGATCTTCCCGAATACCCTTTGCAGAGTAGGTCAGGAATGTGTTGCTAACGATAGCCATGATTTCCTCATTTCAATAAAAGTTCAATTGCAGATACCGCATCATCGATGCGGCCGGTTTTTGCAAGACGCTGCTTTGCGCGAACACTCTCACTTGTTGTCGAAACCCGACCCGCTGCTCCTGGCTTGGCTGGTCGTGGGCCATTGTTCACCACAGGCTTGATGCCTTGACGCTTACTTACCATCTGGTCAAACAGTGCTGCTTTACGCAACAGTAAAACCAGCCGGTGATCGTAAACACTCTTCAAGTCTTCATCAGAAAAACCGGCAGACTTGGCAGACTCAATCAGCATTGCTTTTTCGAGCTTTGCTTTCTTTGGATCTTTCCACTCTGGCAGCGCAGCCAACAGCGCATCTTTCTGGCTCTCAAGATGCTGCTGAATAGATTGCTGCTGCTCTTGCTGACTCAACTGGTAAAGACGCTGCTGCTCGGCCTGAATAGCGTATGCCTTTTCCTGTCGATCCCGCAAAACCTCTTTTTGCCGCACCCACTCGATTGGGTCTTCGTTATAAAGACGATCCAGATCGACCTGCGGCTCTGAAGACTGAAGCTGGGCTTGCAATGCTCCCAACAATTGAGCGTACTGCTCACGCTCGGCCCGAACTGCCTGCGTTTCTTGCTCGACTTGCTTGCGCACCTCGGCAATCTGCTGCGTTTTTCGGGTGTAGTCCTGAGTCCTTGAATAGCCTTTTTGGAGTTCGTCCAGCGTCACAGCGACTTCCTTACCGTCAATTTTGACGGTGAAAGTCTGTGGCTGTTCTTGCTCCTCTGACTCTTCCTCTTCTCCAGACTGTTCCTCCGAGGTCTCTTCCTCTGGCGCGTCTTCCACACCAGAGTCATCCTCCTCGGAGGCCGCTGCCTCGGTATCCTCTTCGGACACCTCGGCTGGCTGCGTCTCGTCAAGTTCTGCTTGTCCTTCTTCAGGGGCCAACATTGCCGAGATAGCACTGGCCGCATCGGCCAAATTCGTTGCTTGTATTTCTGCCATAGTATTTTCTTAAATTAGATTTTTCTGTGATTTTGAGATAGCGTTCTGTGCAATCTTGCCGTTGTCCATGATCCGGATCAACTCTTGCCGCAAGCCATCAATGGCCTGCAACATGCACCACGCTGTCTCTCTCTTCACAGACTCTTCGGGTTTCGAGGATCGAAATGCCCAAAGTTGGTCGTTTTCCAATTTTGCAATCGCAGTGTTGAGGGTTTCGTCCTCAAGTAGCTGCTTGGCCTTGCGGCCTTTGTTTACCTGGTCTTCATTTGTCACTTACTGTGCCATTCCTTGAAAGGTTGATGGATTCATCGGCTGCATCGGTGGCTGCTGCTGCTGCTCAATAAACTGAGCCGCCTGCTGCTGGGCCAGCGCTGCCTGCTGACGAATTGCTTCACGATCAATATTCTGAGCCGCATCGATCTCAGCCGTATTGATCTGTGAGTTGTACTTTAACTCAATTTCATACTTTTTGAGGTACAGGTCTTGGGCCATCTGGTCGCGCTTCAAATCGTCATCCATGACCATCTGCTGGCGCTTTAGCTCCAACTCTGCCGCCTTCTTCTCGATGTCGGCCTTGATCGAATCGGCCTGCACCTGTGCCAGCAACTCCTCGGGCGTGGCCTTGGGCGCTGGTGGCGCTGGCGGCACATAGTCGGCAGGGATGTCCTGAAAGTAGCTGGACGCATCCTTAAACCCAGACAACTCCACGATCTTGCGCAGGGTGTTGGAAAACTGCTGCGGGGTGACCAGTGGGTTTTGAGTGCCAAGCTGCTGCAAGATCTGCTCTTGCTTGGCCATGATCATCATCAAGCCTTGCAAGCGCTCGTTAGTGTCGCCATTACCCAGAGCAATGTTGATATTGGCGTCCATGTTAGCGTCCCAATACCTTGGGTCGATCTGCACCCACTCGTTGCGCATCCGCACCATGCGAGCCTTGTCCTGATGCGTGGTGGACAAGAACAAAATGCCCTTGAACAGCTTTTTCATGCCCTCGGCCAGAATGCGTGCCGTCAATTCAATGCGGCCTTGGCTGGCTGAAATCGTTGCATTGACCGCCGCCTTGGTGGACGATTGCAGCGCGTCAGCGTTCAGACCCATCGCCGCCTTGCTCATGCCGGTGCGGTCTTCCTTGATCTGATCCATGTATTCCATCATCGGGAATGCGGCCTGACCGACAAATGGGGTGGTCAGGGGTTGCACCATCCCAGGGGCACGCATACGGATGATCGCGCCCGTCTCGTTGTTCAGCACATCGTCAATATTGACTTGTCCCTCAACCACCGCCGTGCGAGGGTGGATCGACTGAGCCAGACTGTCCAGCGTGTTGCGCAGGATCTCAGACTTGATCTCTTGCAGGTCGCGGGTGATGTCAAAAATTGACATCGCTTCCAGTGGGCTGGTGTGCGGCTCTGGATCGCATGGGAAGTCAGCAAACGGAATGTAGCTGGCCGGCAGATTCCTGACCACCTTGTAGCCGCCGCCCATGCAGCAGACCTTGCGCAACTCGGCAATGCCGTCATTGTCAAAGTCCACACGGGAATACGCCTCAATGTACAAAACTCGGCGCATCATAGGGTTGGCAGCGTCATTCGTGCCGAATGTGGTGCTCAGTGGCTGCCGCGCCAAGTACTCGTCATTGCTGTCCAAGTCAGTCGTTGACAGATTCTCTTCAATCTCGTCTTGGTCGTAGCCCATCGCAATCAGGTCAGCCACAGTGGCCATCTGCCTGTGGGCAATGATGGTGGAATCGTCAAATGATCGAGCACGCCGATCAAGCAGCAATTCCTCTGGCGGCACGGCCATGATCCTGATCCGGCCATCCTTGGTGATGCGCTTGATCTGCACATCGTGAATCATCGGGGCTGGCATTGCCACCGGCTGACCCGTCATCGGATCGATGGTGGTCATCTGCATCTCGTCAACTTCGGGGTCTGGGTAGGACACCACGATCTTGACTTCAGCACCAGGCTCCTGCATCAGCATCTCTAGCGTCTGGTCATCAAGGCCGGAATACTCCTCAATCCGCACCTTTTCTTCGTCTTCCCACCAGAATTTTGCAATTCCGCACTTGCGCACCAGTGCATCCTTGAAAATAGCGTAGGTCGTTAAAAATCCGCTGTTGTCGTTCTGGAATACATAGTTGGCGTAGTCAGTGGCTTGCTGCGCCATCTTGACATCTTCAGGCCCACGGGGCGCAAACTCGACAACATTCTCAGAATTGAAAAACACCCGCATCAGGCTGGGCAGCATGGCGCTGACAGTGTCGCGCACCTCCATCGCCACCACCTTGCTGTTGCCCTCGACCTCGTTGCCGAACAGGTCGCCTCGGTAGTACTCAGTCCCCTTGGCGCGTGTGGGCGACAGGTCGCTGTCCACATAGCTCACGGCATCGGTCAGGTCTTGCGTGATGATCGCTTGCAGTTCCGCATCGTCCATCGGCTCGGTGGCTGCAATGTCGGTGGATAGATTTTCAGTGACTTTTTCAATCATGGCTTGACCTTTGTTAGAACCACATACATGGAGTCCACAGCGCGTGGCGTGCGGATGATTTCGTCTTGTGGCAATTCTAGTGCTTCTCCCACCTTTGAGAGCCTCATTTCCAGCATGGTCAACTCAAACCTGTCTGGCCAGCCTAAGTACCAGTGCCAGTCGGTGTAATAACGCCAAGAGTTCTCGTTGAATGCCCTGACATGGGTCGGATCTTGCCACGCGCCAAGGCTCAACTCGTATGGCACATGAATCCGCATCTCCCCGCCCACCTTCAGCAATTCCTTGCAATTGGTCATGGCAGTAACCAGATCCGGCAAATGCTCCAAAATGTCATTGGCCAAGATCACATCAAACATGCCGCGCTCAATTGTCAGCAGCCCCTTGCGGGTCTTGAGTACCTCACCCCAATTGACTTTTGTAATGTCCAGCAGCCAATCTGGCTTGACCCTTGCCTGAATATCTGCATTCAAACAATCTTCACGCCAATCTTTTCCAGAGCCTAGATTAAGAATCAAACCAAGCCTTTGCGTAAGTTGGACGATTTTCTTTGACCCACGGCAGCGCATCATTGTGCAGTTTGTTGGCATCAAAGCCAATTGTGTTGCTGCCGATGTGGTGGACATAGCTGGCCGACACAAAATGCGAGTAGCCTTTTTCGATCAGATCCCTACAATGCACATCGTCACTGTACCAATTCAGAGGTGGAAACTTTGCCTCCTCAAATGCATCGCTTGAGATCCACGCAAAGATCGGGCTGATCTCTTCCACCATCTTGATGTGGGCCTCAGACGGGAATTTGTAAAAGTTCAGCCTCTCCGGTTTCTCAGTAATCCTCACATTTTGACAAGGCCGCGCCGCATCAGTCCTCGATGCCACCCATCCGGCCTTGACGCTGTGCATGGTCTGGATAATCGCCACATCCTCCATCAGCACCTTTACGCTGGTCGGTGTCAGCACGATGTCATCGTTGGCCACCAGCACCCCGTCCCAATCCTTGAGTGCAGCCTCAATCACCTCGTTGTAGTCATCGCCAAAGTTTCTTGGCTGGCCGTAAATCTTGTGGTCAGCCTCAAAGTTCTCAAGCACTGACTCTGGCCCCCGCAGGTAGACCGGACACTCTGGAGCGTATTGCTTGATCGACTCTAGCAGCACCGCCAGACCATGCCCCCTGACTGTGGCAATGACAATGGGACAGATCATTTCTTGGCCTTGTTTCTGGCGCTGATCGCCGCCGCCTTACTTTTGGCATCAGCCTTGGAGCTTGCGCCCCACGCCTTGAGACTTAGCAGCAGCCGAGTCGGCTCGCCGCCCTTCATCTCAGGCCCAGGCATATTGCCCATCCTTGCCAAGAAACTTGCCCGTCTCGGGTTGTCGCCAGCCTTGACGGGTGCTTTCAAGTTCATGCCCTCGGCCTTCGCACTGGCGCGGCCCTTGGCATTCAAGCCACCGGATGGGCTTTTACCCTCCTTGCGCTGCCAAGCTGGGGTCTTCATTTCTTCTTCACTGGCTTGGCGGTCTTGGCCGCAGCCTTGAAGTCGGCAGCGCTTGGTGCGCCCTTGCTGCCAGGCTTGCGCATCTTCTCTTTGCTGCCGGCTGCGATACGCGCCTGCTTGGCATTGATGTTGGCATAGAGTCCAGCTTTCATTCCTCTTCTCCCTCTTCGTAGTTTTCAGATTCTTCACCCTCTTGCTCGCCCGTGTTCGGGCCACCCACCACCCACGCATCGCATGTACGGCTGGCTGCGCACTTGAAGTCAAATATCTCGCAGTAGCCCAAATCTGCCAGCTTGATCGTTCCCCACGGGTCGGCTTCCATGCCAATGCCTTCGGCAATGCAGTTCTTAATCTCGTCAGAAACATTGAATGCCGCGCAGTTACCGCACAGGCTTTGCTTGGAATCCTCAACACTCACATCCCACTGGTCGGCTTTCTTTGCCCAAAAGGCGGTATTTGGCAGCTTTGGATTCTCAGGGCCGTAGGCCGCTGTGGTGATCGCTTTGGCCCGATTTTTCAGGTTGAGCGTGATGTCTTGCGTGGGCATCGGGCAGTTCTCGCCTGCGCTCATGTCCTCGCCCTCTTCCTTGTCCATGACTTGTCTCATGGTGCGCTGTAGCGTGGCCATTATTTTCTCGCCTTGTTCTTGGCCGTGCGCTGGCCACGCATGGGCAGCTTAGCCTCAGACATCGCAATGGCAATGGCCTGCTTGGGATTCTTGACCACAGGGCCGCCTTTGCCGCTGTGCAGCTTGCCAGAGCCAAATTCGCCCATCACCTTGCCGACCTTCTTCTGCGCTTTAGTCATCATTTTCATGGATTTCCCCATTGGTTAAAAACATGCCCAATTATGCAACCCGCACCAAGTTCCGGCGTAAGGGTTGACTCCACTTGCTGCTGGCTGAACTGCCGTACATCCCCGTGATCGCGTCACTTGCAAAGGTCAAAACAAAGGCATCGGCCTTGTCCGGACTCGGCAGACCCCTCTTTTTGATCTCATCCTTGCCCTCGATGGCAATTTTGCCATTTGATGTGAAGGTGTAGCGTACAGTCGCCAACTCACTGATCAGCACCTCATCCTTGGCCAGTTTGCAGTCCCGCGCCTCCAGCCACGCCTTGGCCTTGTACCAAAGCTCGGCCTTCAGGTTGCGGTATGTCCCGCCCATCGCTGGGCTTTCTGACACATTGATCCCCCGCGCCGGCAGACCCAATTCCCGCAGCCGATCCACCACCCCAGCCCCCAGACCAATGCTGTCCACCAGAATTTCCTTGGGCTGCTCACTCGGGGCCAGCACCTGATACTCGGCCACCACCGCCCCCGTCAACTGCATCAGATCCAGATTCTTCCAAGTGCGGATGCTCTCCGTCACCACATTGCCTTGGCGCTTGCACAGCGCTGATCTGTCACTGCCGAACCGCGCCACATCCAGCCCCCAGACCATCGGCGCTGATTTGCTGGCCGCCACATCCCTGTGCAGCGCACTCTCCAACAAATCCATCGGGATCACAGTGTCATCGTCACCCTTGGGAAACTCCCCGATCACCCTGATCCGGTAGACATTGCTGTCCTCGCCGTAGCGCATGGCCATCTCGTTGATGTACTCCTGAGACACCCGTGGCGAGTCGCTGCACGCCACCTGAAAGGTAGTCCACTCGCCGGCCAGCCTTGTGTGCGTGTCGTAGAAGAACCCGCTGCTCCGCACCGGATTGCCCAGCAGCAGGGTCACAGCGTTGTGACCAGACATCGATCCCGCCGCCGCCTCAAACACCTGCTCTGGCACGCCGGATGCCTCATCGGCCACCAGCATCACATACTCAGAGTGAATGCCCTGCAAAGCCTCGGGCTGCTCGGCCCGTGATGTCCTTGCCGATATAAACATCTCTGTCGGCGCAGCGTTGAACTCAATCCTCTCCTGCTTGACAGTCAGCAGGGTCTGCAATGGCGCAGGCATCGCGTTGATCCAGCGCTTCAACTCCGCAAACATCGCGTCATAAAGCTGGCTGCTGGTCGGCGCAGTGACCACCACCTTGACAGGTGATCGGGTCATAAAGTACCAAAGCATCGCCCATGAACTGGCCGTGGACTTGCCCACCCCGTGGCCAGAGCGCACGCTGATCTTTCGATCTCCTCGGGCAATCGCCCCCAAGAACTTCTCTTGCCACGGGTCTGGGTCAACACCCAGCACCTCCTTGACAAAGAGCACAGGGTCGTTGTGGTATCGGGCAACCCACTCGGCAAAGACATTGTTTTTGATCATGTTGACTCTTTAGGTGCTGTCTCTCCAGCAGTCACGCATTTGCCGCCTGCGTTTGGCGTACTTACCGGCCCATGAGGAAATCCGTAAAAAGCCTGTGGGTCGGCTGCAATCGGCGGTGTGCATGTGTGAATCATAGTTGGGTCAGCAGTGCGCTTGCCACATCTTGGGCAGGAGTTGCGCTCCTGCACTGGCAGGGGTGGCTGTGCTGCAATAGCAATTTGCCCAGTACCCTTACATGGTTTGCAAGTTGCTATTGGGGATTCTGGAATGCCCGTTTCTCGATCCCCAGTTCCACCACAGCTTCTGCACGGGCGTGTATTGTTAGGCTCTCGCTCTGGCTGCACTGACTGTGCCAAGGCCGCACGCAAGCTGTCACGCTCAGCGATTAGCTCTGCGATCTTTTTGCAATAGCCAGCTACCGACTGGTCTGGCTGCACTGGCAGGGGTGTTGAAATCAAACCAGCGGCCATGTTGTCGATCTGTGTCAGCACACCTATTAAGTCGTCAAGTACCTGCCATTGAGGTGCTGTTTTTTGGTAGTGTTGCTTCCAAATCGAGGTTGCAAGGCGAGCAGCGTAGCCGTAACAATCCACCGGCTCCTGCTCTGGCTGCACTGGCTGTGCCAAGGCTTCTTTGATGGCGGTGATGGCTTGTTCTTTACGGAAAACCATATTGCCACTGCCATCATCAACCATATCCAATTCATCCGCTTCCAACGCTTCAAGCGCCAGTGTCAGTGCTTCGTCTTTGGTCATATCAGCAGACTCCAAATCCAAAGCCCCGTAAAGAACACCGCCAAGCAGATCACCATCAGCACCACCAGCGCAGCGCCCACCATCACGCTGCCGATCACTTGCCATGTTTCCGGCACTGGCTCAATGTCATCCGGCACTGCCGGATACGCCTTGACCTTGCGGGTGGTCATGTCCTCCAGCCCCGCATCGGTGAAGTGGCAGAGGTGGGAGCACTGCGGCTTGTGTGGGCAGAGAGTGCTGCCCGTGTCGCATACTGTTTTCATGCTTGCCTCGCTTTCAACATGGCGTCTGCCATGCGATATGCGCCTTCTGCCATTAGGTCAAACCATTCTTGGTCAGATTGAGAGCCAATTTGATCTCTAAAGTTTTGCAAAGCCCGTGCCGCAAAGTAGTCGCGCAGGCTCATGCCTTGGTGGCGAATAGGATTCACGGCTGACGGGTCATCACTGTTAATCCACTCCTCGGCTGGAAACGCCGGCCCAATTTTTCCTATGATCATGCCGCCTCCTCAGTCTTGCCAAGATACGCCTTCAGACGCTTGACCCTGTTCTTGTTGTAGGTCACCAGCGCTGTCGCGTACTCGACACCACTCTCAGCCTGCAAAAGCTCATGCTCCGCATGTAGCAACTCATGCGCCACGGCCTGCGCTGGCGTCACAGTTTTGAGCATCAACCGCAACTCAGTCCACATATATTTAATCATCGTTTCTCCCTTTTAATAATTCGACCAATTGTCATATCACTAACTTCAAATCTCTTGGCTATCTCTGTTCTAGTTAATCCCTGCTCGAATAACTTTAATACTCTGGCGATAGATATATTAATTCTCGGTCTGCCAGCGCCCTTTCTTTTGCCGCCATGATTTAATGGCTTCATTTATATCTATCCTCTTTAATCGCAATCTCAATTACTTCCTTCATGTCATCGCTGATTAACTCAAATATATCCGCGCCATTAACCCATACCTCAATAAGAATAACCTGTTCAGGAATGGCCGGCTCAATCACCACGCCGGCCTCTTTAACTTCAGGCTCTGCCGGCTCCCACTCGTACCAGCACTCCAGTGGCTGGCGGCATAACCCTGTCACATGTTCATGCATCAACTTCATGCTGTCTCTCCTTGTGCTTTGGCAATGGCTGCACGGGCAATAATCACCTTGCTTTCAGTCTCAGGATCCCAGTTGCCAGCATCGCCACTGTTGATGAGACCTGTGTAATGGTTAATCATGGCGATCAGCGCCTCCAGCAGATCAGGCGCTGCGGCTATCAGCCGTGCGTTGGCAACTGCCATAGGCTCGTTAGTCCAATTGCCGTTTTGGTCGCCGCATTCCCCGATGTAGCTCATGTGACCTTTAACGCCGATATAGCGCCCTTGTGCAAGCCAAGGCCCAGGTGTATGTTTACTCATGCTGTCTCTCCTTGTAATGCCCTGCGGATGGCCTCATGCGAGACAACTACCCCGTGGCTGGTTTTTAAGATACTCGATATTGCCCTAAACGAAATCCCTGTCGCACGCATCTCCTTGGCGTACTTGAGTGCCGCCTGCTCCTCTGGCTTGGCCACCAGCGTGGCAGCTTGACCAGTGCCTTGGATGGCATACCCGAACTTGGCCGAACCACCCAGATGCCCACCAGCCTTGCGCTTGGCGGCTTGCCCCTGCTTTTGGCGTTCTTTCAAGACTCTGCGCTCATGGCCGGCAAAGCTGCACAAGATCTCCAGCATCAACTGGGCGTAGATGTTGCTGGAGTCAGTCACATCACCATGGCCGTTGATGATCAACTTTATTTTTAACTCCTTGCATTTTTTTATAGACTGCAAGGCATCCAGCAGATCACGGCTGAACCGATCCAGCTTGGCCACAATCACAGTGTCGCCCTCCATGAGGGTCACGCCGTTGGCTTCCAGCCGCGCAAAGAAGGGGTCAGCGCCACTCACGCCGCCATCCTCAATGAACTGGTCAATGACCAAGTTGTGCGTCAGGGCATTGCCCTCGATCTGCCGCCTCTGCTCCTGCATGCTGGTGTTGTCCACCTGCTCCGTAGTGCTCACCCTCACATATCCAAACACCGTCATAGTTGCGCTCCTTGTTAATTTTTAACTTGTAGCGCAATTATGATAGGGGTTGGCAGGTTGTCAAGGGGTTTTTAAAAAAAATTTTTTTTAGGGGATGTAGGTTGGTAGGTGTTGAGTGCCGCATCAGCCGCCCCCGCCGAGGCGCGGGACGGGGGGGGTCGCGGCGCGGCGGCGGCCAGCCGGCGGCCACCAGCCCCAGATTCCCAGGGTTAACCCTCGTCAATCGCGTCTTTGTCAATCCCGTTTACGGGCGTGACACTTCTATGCCTTAATGCGTCCAGCGCCAAGCTGCCAAGGTCGATGTTCACCAGAGGTGCGGCCTTGTCGCTGTACTCGTCATTGAGCTTGCCGGCCAGCCACGCACGCCTGTCGCAGCGCAGCTTGGCAAGCTGCACCTCTTGGATCGTTGCAGTGTCTGCAATGTCGATGGTTTGCTCTGCTAAACTCTGAGCGCTTCGCGTGCGTGCGCGTGCGTAGGCCGCCATGCGCGTCTCGCCGCCTCTATCAACCCATCGATCAAAGGTAGCTGTACCAATCTGCAATACCTTGCACAGTGCGGAAGTCGTGCCGCCGTTTGCAATGTATTCGATGACGGCATCCTCACCCCCGAACTTGTGAACAGCTTTGTTGGCTACGCTGAGTTCAGCCTTTTTGCCTTGTGCTGCCGCAATGTTGGCAGCGCTCTGGTCTGCAATCTCGGCCAATGTGTCACGACTCATCCAAGTACTCCTCGATTATTTTGAAACCCTCATCGGCTGATCTGGCGATAACGCACAGATAGCCTTCACTGTTTAATTGCTTTGCAATGCAAGACTGCTCTTTGCTGACAACCCCTATTTTGGTCTTCATCTCCACAAACAACCCGCCAAACCCCTTGGATCGCCGCAGGACGCACAGGTCAGGCATCCCAGCCAGTACACCCTCAGCGTGCAGCCTAACGCGCTCTGACGCCGATCTGTTGCCACCGTTTGGGATTGAGGCAATGAGCACATCCGGATAAAACGCCCTGACGCGCTGCACCAGCTTGACCTGTTCCTTGTGTTCTATGCTCTGTCTTAGTCTTGCCACCATGAAGGTGATTCTACCGACCCTGCTGCTGTTTTTGCGCTTGAATGCAAGTTGCAGTGATGCTTCAAGTCCAGTGGCAGGGTTGGCCTTCCAAGGGTTTGGCACTGCCACTCTTGCCAAGACAGCTTTAACCAGCCACCGACCACTGCCTGCTCATCGCCGGTCATGCCGACCTTCTGGCCTTTGGCTTTAAGTTCCTTGGCCTTTTTGAGGCTGACGAACTCGCTGCCCTGCACCTTGCTGGCGTGCGAGCATGTGCCGCAGGTGACTCTTTCATCGTCCATAAAGTGCTGAGTGCTGTCCATGATGCTATGCAAAGTGCAGGCAGTGCAAGGTGCAGGCTTTTTTTTCAAAGACTTTCAAAGACCTGTAAAGTGTGTAGTGCATATCCCCTTATTTCCCTTATTTATTAATTAATATTCTTCTCTAAAGTAACCCTACCCTGCACTGCACTGCACCACTTTTCAGAGGAGAAACGCAAAAAAGCAGACAGTGCAGGGTTGCTATCCAGTGCAACCTAACCCTGCACTTCACAACCCAAAGTCGTTGACCGGCGGCGGTACGAGCCGCGAGGTCACCCCATTGCTTCGCCTAAATTTGACCCCCTGCACTGCCTTTAAGTGCAGGGCAATCCTCACAATGTCACCCTTTGTCGGAAAGGTTACACCTACCATCTCAGCCACCTCGGTCGATGTTTTGTAGCTCCACCTGGCCTTGTCAGCCGACCAATCGAGCTTGGTCTGAATCTTTTCAACGATAGGGTCAACGGCTGTGAACTCTTTGTTGTGGGTGTTCAACTCACCCATCTGGTCACGGTCTAAGTACCAAGACTCGCCCGATTCGTAGATGGCCTTGACCTCGGCCCAGAACTGCTGCATGTCAATCTGGTGGTCAAAGTCAATGGATTGACACTGAACAGTCCAGTAACGCCTGTTGCCGGTCTGGTCAGACAAGAAGCTCTCATCGTTGACGCTGGCAAAGAACACGGTCTGGCGCGGCTTGCTGGTGTTCTTTCTAGCGTAGGGCAGCCTGTATATATCCCTGTCGCTGGTCAGGAATGATTTAAGTGCGGCAATATCTGATTTTCTAAATGTCGCATCCAATTCACCTAATTCCACCATCCAGTGCGAGGTTGCCTGCCTGACTGAATCGGGATTATCTGGGCGCAGAGTTAATCCGTCCTTGAGTAAATGCCCGTGGGCTAGGTTTTTAAACCAGCTTGTTTTACCGATACCTTGGTCACCGAGTAGAGTTAATACGCCATGCGCTGATACGCCGTCTGGCCGGTAAAGGGCTGCAATAGCGCCGATAGCCCACTTGCGCATCATCATCTCTTTAATCTGGGTGTCGGGTGATGTGATGGTTTGCATCCACTGACTTATTCGGCTCACCTTGTCCCAAGGCTTTGATTCAATCCAATCGACCGCTGGGTGAAAAGGGTGCTGTAGGCACTGCTGGGTCATGTACTCGGCCACCAGCGAGTGCGGCAGGCCGGACAGGATGGCTTGACTGACCATGTGGGTGACGGCAGCGTTGGCCTCATAGCCGTTGATGACTTTGAGGTTTGGCACATGCACCACCTCCTCGCCTGACATGGTGTTGAACGAATACTGCACCTTGAGAAAATCAGACAGTGCGGCAAAGTTCTCAAGGGTATTCAGGGGCTTGGGCTGCTTGCCTGCGGTCATGTGCGGCCAGACCAGGCCGACAGGCTCGTCATCAATCACCTCGACCTTGGTCACGGTCTTGGCCACCGACAGGGGCGACCAGCCAAGAGATCGCGCCATCCAGATGAGCGAGCCAGCGCCGATCTGGGTGGGCTTGGCCTTGCGCCACTCACGCTCAGCAAAGGCTGCATCGTGCTTGTGTGACTTGGCTGACCACGCCATAAAGATGCCGTGGCCGTCATCGCGCAGTGCGCCTTTGCTGGCGTACAAAACCTTCAGCCAATCCTCAAACGCGAGGTCAGGGTTTGGCATCTGAGCCAGCGCAGCCGTGGCCTGAATCGGGTCATTGGCCTCAAGCTGTCCAGGCTTGCGCTCTGCCAAGATGCTGGAGGTCATGGGCTTGCGGCCAATGAGCGTGCCGTGCAGCGAAAGCAAAGCCTCGCATCTCAGGATAATTTCACGGGCTTGAGCCTCGTCAAGGGTCATCAGGGCATCCCTGCCAACCAGCAAAGGCTCACCGCTGCCGTTCCATGAGTAGGGCTGGCCGGTGGTTGGGTGTACGGCATAGGCTACAAACTGCTGACCTGATGCCAGAATCTCAACCTTTGAGCCTTTGATGACGCCATCGGCATCAGGCTTGTCGGTTTTCAGGGCGTAGGTGGCGGTGCTGACCTTGGCGAACTCTTCCTCGGTCCTGAACAGCAGTAGCTCGCGGGGTGCGTTGCCAATGCGCCGTGGTGGTGGCATCTCGTAGCAGCCAATGACATCGTAGGCAATGTCACGGATGGCGGCCACCAAGCCGGCGTGGCTGACATCGATGTCTATGCACGGGTTGTGCCGCGTCAAGATGCCGGTGTAGTTCTCGCTGTACTGGCTGGTGTGGGCCTCCCACCCGCCTTGCTGCCACTTGGCAGGGGCTGGCCGCTTCTCACCCCTGATGATGGGTACAGGCTCGTAGCCCTTGTCTGCGAGTAGCTGGGCGATGTCGCCAAAGGTTTGTTCAGTCATGCTGCACCCGATCTGGCCGTGCAGCTTGCCACTCAGACAAACCCAACAGCACATTGTGCAATTTGTGTGGGTCAATTTTGTACACCACAACCAACAAAGCAAATTCTCGAAACAGACTGTCTGTTCTCTCTTTTACGGAAGCATTTCTATAGTCAGCCCAGCAAGCCAAGGTACTGGAATATGCTGAGTGTTCCGGATCGCTGGTTGTCTCCGGCCAAGGTTTAAGAAGCACATTTCCTGTTTGACCATCCCACAGGAGCATCGTGTTGGTGCAATTCATCATTTGTGGATCCAAAAAAAACCCAGGTCAACCTTTCTCTGGCGGTAGCCAGTTGGCAGACACGATGTAACTCGTGCAGAAAGGTTGGCCTGGGCCTGTTACATATAAATCGCTGCCAAGCGATGTGCAGACTGTATCACATTGGGTAAAATACTCATGTTGTTGATCTCGCGGTTGACGACAAGTTGTTCTCCTTCTGGAGTGATCCAGTTACCCCTGATGGTTGACGCCGTCAGGGGTTTTTCTTTGGGGATGTTGATTCTAGTGCTTGGGCAGGTGGTCACTCAGCACTGAGGATTCTCCAAGCTGTTGCGGCACAGAGTGGCACTTGTCCATTGCCAATGGCTTTAAGTCTGTCCACCCTAGCGGCCACCCCATCAGCCACTCGACCCACATCGGGTTCAGTTTTCCACCAATGTCGGTCACTTGCTCCACGGCGTAATGCAAACTGTCCCAAGATCGATTCTTGCCGTCCTGTCGAATTACTGCTGCACTGCTGCCCTTGTACATGTTGGATGTTGGAGTCGGCCATGACTCTTTGGTTATGTAACCTATCGGCGGCCCCATTCCTGACCACTCCACCTGTTCTGACAGGCATCCTGCTCCCACCCCGTTCCTGCCTATCTTCGCCCTGTAATCCAAGCGCTTCTTCATTGATTCCGCTGACCTGGTTGGAATGTCTACTGTGCTTGGAGTTAGCCACAATCCAGATTCGTTCTCGCTTGTGGTTTGCACCAATGTTGGCAGCAGATACAACTCCCCACCGACTGTCATACCCCATTGAGGAAAGGTCTGCAAGGACTCGTCCAAGTCCTCTAGAAACGAGCATTGGACTGTTCTCCACGAATGCGTATCTCGGTCGAACTTCGCCAATAATCCGTGCCATTTCTCGCCACATTCCTGATCGCTCTCCATCGATCCCTGCCCCCCCCCCCCGCTGCGGAGATGTCTTGGCATGGAAACCCGCCAGATACGACATCAACAATGCCTCGCCACGGGATTCCGTCAAAGGTTTGTACATCATCCCAAATCGGGAAAGGCGGGAGAAGGCCGTCATTTTGTCGGGCGCACAGTACGCTAGCTGGGTAGGGTTCCCACTCAACGGCGCAGACTGTTCGCCATCCAAGGAGGTGTCCACCAAGTATTCCTCCACCAGCGCCTGCGAAAAGAGCCAGCTCATTCATGATTCTCCTTTTGGGCTTTTTCTTTGACCAAACTGGCAGCAGCATGCTTCTCGCCAATCAGGTCTTCGCTGATGGCAATGTCCAGCTTGGCAATGGCTGATGGACTTTTGAGATCGAATGCATGCGGGTAGGACTTCAGAGCCTCGTAGGCCAAGGCGTCACTCTTCCAAAACTTAGTCTTGCGACCTGGTCGCAGTGTCCAGCCTTGGATGGTTGACCCGCTGGTAATCTGTTTCTTTGCTGACTCCAGCACTGCATCCGACCACAGGGCTGCAAGCTGCGCCAGTTCAATCTCCTCGCCGGTGACATGAGGCACTGCAATGGTGTCATCCTTATCGGCCTGCTTGACAAGATCTGCAAACTCTTTGCGTGCGTTGTCCTGCACCTTCTGGCGCATGGATGGGCAGATGGGCTTGGCCTTGCAATACTTGCAATTGCTGGTCGATGGGTTGGTCGGTGCGTCATCGGTCAGCGCGAGGTTGGCAGCGGCCAGCAGGTCGTGGCCGTGCTTTTTTAGCTCTGCCCCTGTGGTCTTGTGTACGGATACGCCAGTGCCAGGCTGGAATATCACCAGATCAACATTGATTGACTCTGGAGCGTTGAGCTTGAGCATTGCGCCAAGCGCGTATGTTTTAAGCTGCATGTTGTCCTCGGCACTGACTGCAACCCTGCCGGTTTTTAAATCTAGACATGCCAGTGTGTCGCCTTCGACAAGGATGGCATCGGCAGTGCCGCCAAGCGCGTAGTGGATAGACTTCAGTCCTTCATCCACATTGACCTCAATCAGCTTCTTGCGTGGGTTGGCAAAGTAGCCGTTCACAAAGTCGGCATACTCACGCGCCATAGTGATGTATTCGGGGTCAATGTCTGGGTTGTCAATCTCTTCACCCCGCAGCATTTTCTCTGACAGTTCATGGATAGCCGTACCCTTGGCGGCAGCAGGCCCAGCCGGTTCATACGGCATGAGGCTTTCCAGCCTGTAGCTACCTGGACAGGACATGACCCGATCCATGCGTGAGGCTGAGAGACGGGCGTGCTTACGATTTTGGTGCATGGTTGCTTTCTCCTTTTATTAATTTGACTGAGTGACCCCGAACTTTATGGCCCTTGATGATTGCTGACGCGACACTCGCGCCATGAACACCCAAGTGACGGGCAGCGGAGTTCTGGCTTGGAAACAAGACGCCATCGACATCAACCTGATTTGTCCACCTATGAGTTTTTCTTTGCAGAGATTGGTAGCTGTGGCGGTGGTTGTCTGAGCATGAAAGCCATTCAAGGTTTTCAACCCTGTTGTCGTTGCGCTGTCCATTCTTGTGATTGACCTGCAATGCTTTATCGCCATCAATGAAAGCGGCAGCAACAAGACGATGCACCAGCTTGCAATTTCCGCGACCCAAGACCACACCAACATATCCATTGGGATATGTGTGCGACTTCATTGGTCTACCCTTAAATCGTCTTTCGTTGTATGACCCGTAGCGATTGCGTAAAAGCCGCACACGATCAATACTTCGGACATTGCCAAGGCTGCTGACCTCGTATCCTGGCACATCATCAATTGCCTTCCAAGTTTCCATAATCACCCTCCTGTAAGTTTATATTGTATCACAGGATTTAGATGATCTGATTCACAATGTTCTGCTTTTCCAAAACGCGCTTTAGCACATTGTGGTCGAGTGATGCCCTGATCGTCAGCAGGTAGATCACCGGCTTAACCCCTGCTTTGTTGATGTTCTCCACCCTGCTGGATGCCTGCTCTAGCGCAGAGGTTGACCATGTGCATTCAACAAAGACAATCGTGTCGGCTGCACTCAGGTCAACCCCCTCTGACATACTTTGTATGTTGCCCACAATGCACTTCGTGGCGCCGGACTGGAATGCGGCAATGTTCTCAGTGCGCTTGGCACTTGGCGTGTCGCCCACCACCACCACCGGCTTGTGGTCTTTGAGTTCTTCCACCAACCCATGCACGACATCCTTGTGGTGCGCAAACACCACGATTGGCTCACCGGATTGCAGTAAGTCGCTGATGAATTCGGATGCCGCCTTGATCTTGCGCATGCCAGCCTCACGCATGATCTCGGCCAGCCCCTCAAAGGCCATCAGGGCGTTTGGGTTGGCGAGTAAGGCATCGGCATCAAAGGATTGCTCACGCTTGTCTATGGGCAGGTCAAAGGTCACCAAGCTCACCTGTGGCTGCTTGTAGTCCATAAAGATGTCCTCCTTCTTCCTGCGCAGGACATGGGGGCGCATCAGGGCTTTGAGTTCAGGGATGTTGGACGCGCCGGAGACATCCAGACCGCCCCAAGGGGGATTCCATGCCTTGGCGTACCGATAGACAAAGTCAAACCAGCCACCCCTGTAAATGCCAAGACCATGCAATATCGGCCAAAGCTCTGCCGGCCTGTTTGGCACGATAGTCCCGCTGAGGGCATAGACCCTGTCGATCTTTTTCATCATCAACATGGCCGCCTTGGTGCGGATGGCCTTGTTGTTTTTGAGCCTGTGGCACTCGTCAAAGACCACAGTTTTAATTCCTGAAAATGTCGTAACACTGCTCAGGATGTCGTAGTTCACGATGGTCACGCCGGAGCAAATAATCTCTGCCGCCTGCTTCTTGCCATTGATGACTTTCACTGGCACTGAGGGGTCGAGCTTGTTGAATGCCGCCTCCCAGACAGTCTTGGCAATGGCTGGGCAGACCACGATGGCCGGCAGGTGTTGCAAGGCCGCCGCAGCCGCCGGCAGGGTCTTGCCCACGCGGGGCTGGTCGGCCAGAATGCAGCGCCGGTTAGCCAGCAGGAATTGCTTGGCCTCTTCTTGATGTGGAAATAAAGTCATGCTGCAAGTCTCGCACAAAAAACTTTTTAGAACAACAAATAATTGATATACAATGCAAGTGCCGCATGTCGCGGCTTAAACGCTAAACAGGAAAAACGCTATGACTACACGGGTTGTTACCGGCAAATGCCGATTTGTTTATTGCTCAGTGATGA